AAGGCGCATCTGGACACCTTGTTATTTATGATTAGGTTGAACATGGTATTTTTAACTTGCTCATTCAAAAGAAGCGCATCATTTAAGGTTGAAGCACATGATTGAATTGCAAGTGTTGCCATGTTAATGTAGTTTTCACGGCCTGATCCTGTTTTTTCAATCAGAATATACTGACTTGGCTTTTGAGCAGGCTGTTCAAATACTACCGGGATATTTAATATATTTTGTTCTAAATGGTCTTTAACTATTAACTCAATCATCGCATCGCCTTTAATAATGTGTTATGCTTTAAGTTGTTATAATATGCATGGACAGAATTGGTATGGACATTGACATGCGCCCTTGTATTTCCTCTTTCGGCACCATCTGCCACATATCCCTCTCCCTCTTCAATCATTCCGTTTGCTCTTTCCGCAATACGATTACCATACTTTTGCAACTCACCTTTAACACCTGCATCGTTTCTCAATTCTTTTAAGCCTTTAATATTCAACTTAACTTCAATGTTTTTAGCCATATCGTTCAACCCTAACATTTTGCCCCCACCTAAGTGGAATGTTGGCTTGTTCGCCTGTCATGGGAAAACCAAAAGTACGGTACCGATCTCCCCATATGACAACCTCGGCATCCACCCAATCATGTGTATCACCCTTGGGAATGCCAAGCATATAAGTGATTTTTTTGTCATATAACGCAAGCGAACTTTTTATATCATCTGTTGATGGCTGACCAACAAGCACATCAGGAACATCCTCAAGCTTTTCGGAATAAATAGGAGCATTAAGCGGATCATAACCTTCCAATGTCTTTTTGACATATTGAATTGTTGTACCCTTTATACTCATAACGATGCCCCCATATCTTCCAAAGGTGAATGTGAACCAATTTTGTTGCTACATCCAAGAGCCTGTTTATCCTGTTTGCCAAGATATAATTCACCGACAGAGCCACCACTTCCCATTGTCCATGAGTTAGTGTAACCAAGACCTGTCATTGACCCTTGTGAAGCACCATATGGAACACCAAAGCCTTCACCATCACCCAGGGCACGAATTATCATACGGCATGTAACCATCTTCTTTGCATCTGCTGACGCATTGACATTAGCGGCATCTATAATAACCGCAGCATCATCCAGAAGTGTGGCGCACACTGCTTCTTCATCCGTGGTCAAATCCCTTGTCATTCTTGCTTGTATATCTTCAACTGTTGCGTATGCCATCTTTTACAACCTCACAAAAGAACCGGGCAACAACTTAATGCCGCCCGGTATTGTATGTTACATCTTACAGACTCGGAACACTCGATGCAGTAAGCTTGTTGAATACAGAGGTATCTGCCCTGAATCCAACCTCGATCTCTGCCCTTACAGCAAACATATTCTGCTGGAAGAGGTTAATCACTGAACCGCCACCAAGGTCAAGTGTTGCATCCTGTGAGTAGTCGATCTTAACACCTTCAACAACTCCGTAAAGAGCCTGCGTCCAATCACCTGCAAAACCAACCTGTGCAGGCGAACCACTCTTAAATGCAGCCTTGCTGAACTCTGTCCTTGCACCAAGAACCATAGGTATTGCGCCTTCTGATACGTTATTAACAAACAGAGGCCTCTTGTTCTGATCTGTTGCTCCAAGAAGTATTCCACGGCCCTGTGCCGAAAGAACAAAACCATTAAGAACACCACCATGAAGTGCGATATCGGTATCTGCTGCAACAAGGCCTGCATAAACGTCAGATGCAAGGCTCTGTGCCTCAACTGATGCAAAAGTATCAAAATCATCACCGGGAGCTGCTGTGCCACCGAATACAGTATTATCAAACTTCTGTCCAAGTGCATTGGGAAGTCTTTCGATTAAAGCATCATACAGAGATGCAACATCCCTCTTGAACTCGTTTGAGAAAGGAACTATAACAGCGAGCTTATAAGCTCTCATAACCTTTGTCTGTAAGCCGGGATTAGAAACAGGCTTTGCCGCCGTTTCACCAACCCATGAAGCGGTAGGATCAGATGTTATAACATTGATTGCTGCGCCTCTTCCGGGAAGTGCGATCTGCTTTGCAAGCTTCATAACCGCAGAACCTTCCTGAACCTTCTGAATAATTTCACTTGATACGTCAACAGGGAGATCAATTGATGTCCTGTTGGTAGCTGTACCTGATAATGCCATTCTTTTTTCCTCCTTAATTGTGTAGAGCCTCATTGGCCCAATCTGCAAACTGCTGTCTTGTAGACATCTTCTGTGCTACTATGGTTTCTCCACCATCTCTGACCTTTGGATATCCGTCAGGCATTGCATAGGCCTTTATTGCTTCTGCCTGTGTCCGGCATTCATCCTCGGTATTTGCTGTTAAGAGATGGCTTGGAATACCTATCTCTTTTGCAACCTTATCCCTCATCTCCGTCAGCTCCTTTTCCTTCTGGATGCCATCTAACTGAGCCTGCAATGCATTCGCTCTTTCGTTTGCCTTTTCAAGCTCGGTTTTATTGGCTTCTTCCATCTCGTCAAACTTCGCTGCCTTTGACTTGAGAGTGTCAAGGTCGATGCCTTCATATTTCTTCCGCTCTCTTGCAAGGCGATCATTGACAATGCCATTGACCTCTTCCTGAGTGAAAGTCTTGGTTTCGACCTCTTTTGTTGCTGTTTCCTGATTCACAGTTTCTGACATAACAAACCTCCTAATGAGTAAAATCCGCAATTGGCTTGCGTGGCCTTTAATGTATTAAAAAAGCACCCTGTTAAGGATGCTTAATTAACTGAATGTGTTTGTGCATATCGCATTCTGCGCATGTAATTTACTTTTTCTTCTCCTGTGTTGCCCTCCGCTTCGTCATACATCTCATAATACTTTTCAGAATCATAACCCTCTATCTCAAAATCAGATGAGTGTCGAATCATATAAGTGCAATCACAATTTGCATGGATATGTTCTGCATGACCATTCTTTAATGCACTTTTGCTTATCGGCCTCCAACCATTAGAGGCAAGCATAATACAAAATGGACAACTATCACCACTTGGAATCCAAGCAAATTCTGCTTTATCTCGGATAGCATTGTTCAACAAGGTATCTTGGCCTTGGAGCTTAACAAGCCTTGATACCGCACCTTTCAATTCTTCTGGATTTTGTGAATGCTTTAAGGTGCCATAAATCTGCTTTGCCACATCTCCGTATGTAAGAGAATCAGCCAATTCCGCAGGCGGTAATGATTTACCTTCTGCATTGGCAACAGTGTCATACATAATGGCTGCCAAACTAGCGGCTGCTGTTCCAAAATACTGTGCCACATAAAATGCATATGTTATCAAGGCATCAATATCAGATAAACCATTGCTTGCTATATATGCACCAATGGCATTGGCTGCCATCCTATTAACTTGAGATAGTTTGCTGACGAACTCTTTCCAACTCGTCTGTGTTATTTTCATTTATGGCCTCACCACTCAACTCTTTAAAAAGCTCCATGCCCATGTTCATGCGCTCCTGATTCTTAATCCTTCGTATATCAGCCTTATCAAAGCCAATCATTTCTAGGAATATATCTGTATTTGCAAATGCCTGTCTTGCGGATGCAATTTTGATTGCCGCATCTGCCGTGGATGATACACTTGGCATTGCCGGATTCTTAAAATGAGCAATAACCGCACTATCTTCAGGACTCAGCTTGTCAATAGATGTCTTATTCACTATTGCCAGAGCCATCAAAGCAATTGTGCGAAGTGCATTGCCATTTCCTGTGTTCAACTGTTCTGCCATGCCAACCAATGTCTGATTCTGTGCCGTGATAGCTTCAGCACTTGTTGGATTTGCATCATTTACAACTCCTGTGTCGGATATTGCCAAACCTGTTGCAGAACTGAACTGTGTTGCCAACAATCTCATCATTTCAACATGAGGAGAAATAGAGCCTTGCAATAACTGTCCAAATGAAGGTTTCTCACCTGTTTCTGGGTTAGTAGTTGATGCTATGATTGAGCCAACATACTGCTTAAATTTGTTATTGATTAAGCTCTCATACTGTTCATCTGTAACACCAAGCAGATATTTCTGCGGAGATGTTGAAAACTCCAAGCCGATTGTGGCATTGGCAATTGTTCTTACATAGCCTTGTATAAGCCTTCTCACAGGCTCTTTTATTCGTGATCTACCAAAAGGCTTGTCTGTGGTAGCATTCCAAATAAGAGCCTCCATTAAAGGCCTGCCCATCTTATGCTTGTGTGGTGTTGCACTCCATATATTTAAGCCTTTTGCCCTCTCAAGCACCCAAATGTAATCATCTGTGTAGTAGTTAATAAGAGAAGGCATCCAATTATAATCAGGATTGTTCTCTGGTACCGAATCAATGATTGCAAAACCGCAAGCAATACGTCCTTTTTCACCATCCCATAAAGCGGCTGCACTTTTAGGAGAATGGAAACGAATTTTGCACCCAATCTTGTCATCCGCAGACAAGGTGGCAAATGTGCATCCATATTTCAACTCATCCCGGCAAGCCTTCATGTATTCGGCAATAAGGTTATTGTTTAATGTGATTGTGTCTAGTGATTCAATGTTTTCACCCTCAGAACCAACAAAACCATCAAACATTGACCTTGCAGCCAAAACATCAACACATTTTGCTCCCCAAGAGCATCCGATCTCAAGACCCCTGAGTGTATCAGGCAATGCTATGCCAAGATTTACCTCACTTAATGGGATTTTGCCCTCATAATATCTGTTTTTCGTGTAATTATTGGCTGAATTGTTCTGATAAACATCCAATAACTTCTGAAACTTCTCTGCTTCTTCAATTGGGAAGTCTTTAATGTTAGCTGCGTTAATGTTTAAATCAATCATTTTCTCACCCTATTAACATCTTTTTGCTCGGATCACGTTTAGATGTTTTCGCTCCAAAAACAGCAAGAGCGCAACTCTCTATCGGTGTGGATGCCTCTCCACCAAAACCCCATCCACCTGCAATGGGCCTTTTAACCGAAGTGATTGCACTCTCTTTTAATACTTCTTGATGTTCATGCCATGTCAGTGTTTTTTCCGTAATTGCATCACAGATCATACCGACAGATGCCAGAACTTCCTTTGTTGTTGGTCTTATAATGGAACCTTTAACCTTCCAAATGTCCGATATCCTATCAACAAGGACATCAACACCATTTCGACCATCTATCACTACACAGGATGCTTTGTTGTATCTCTCATTAAGCCATTCTGCAAGCCATCTTGTGCCATGTGCTGTTGACTTTTGTTCTATAAGCTCAATATGAATGCGACCCTCTTGTGTGATTACCGCACCTGATAAGCATACTGTTGAACCATCAACACTAAATTTGATGCCATATGCCGTTTTTCCTTCTGGTCGCAATTGTTTTGTCTTGCATGAATCCCATGCTTCTTTAGATATTGCGTAATCTGTTCTATGCTCGGCTGTTGGACTCCACCAACCAAGTCGCTCACGCATATATCCGTCCAAACTCATTGTTTCGTATTCGTTTAAAACAGTTTTCTCGGCTATTCTGTAACCCATAGCCGGATTTGTTCTATATGCAAGCTCTATTGCCTCTTCAGGAGAGCTTATAACACCTTCTGTGCTTTTGGCTTCAACACTCCATTCAAGCCACCATACTTCGCCTTTTTCTGCACTGTGCGCCGTATTATGCATATTCATGAACACTGTGCCATGACATGAGGCGCTTGGTGGTGTGCCAATAAATATCTGTTGTGGCATCTTAGTGACATCCTTGACCTCTGAAGCCGCCGACATAACAGGCAACATTGCTTCTTGTTGGTCGAATGTCAATTCCTGTCCTTCATCAATCACGATGACCGAATAGGTGCCACCTCTTGAACCGCTATTTGTTCTTGTTACAAATTCAATACATCCGCCCGGCTGAATCCGCCCATCATCATCAACCCAATCATTAAAATATATGCCTTCATATCCTCTCGCATGGCTGATGTTCTTCACATCATTTGCAAAATCAGGATATCTTTCAGGACTCTCAAAGAGATCGCACAAAGCCTTGAACATCTTGTTAGTAGTCGAACTGTGATGAGCCGAATACAACACCTGCCTGTGTTCAAACACTCCCATGTATACCGCATAAAACCTAGCTGCATAACTCTTGCCATTTTGTCTTGGTTTTGATATGCCTATTGTTAATGCTGATGGAGAACCATCCTTGTTCCTTGCAAGGAATAGCTCCATTTCATACTTCTGTGATGGATAAAATGTCGCTCCGCCATCTTCTTCAAACATTTCAACCACTTCAGAACCATAAGAATAAGCATAATCACCAACTACCTTGAATGTAGGCTCCTGATTACCTGTTTTCATGTTTAGCTTTTAGGCGGTCATGCTTTGATATCTTCGTTTTGCTCGGATCAGGCAATGCTTCAAGCTCTGCCATCACTTCCATCAGCCTTTTGGTATTGCTTGCCATATCTCGACCACTCTCACAATTCTGTATGGTCGATGCAAGGATATCCCTCAAAGCCTCTAATGTTTCTCTTTTATTGCCGCTTTTAGCAGCTTCTACCAGATTAGCCACGTTCTAATCCTCCTTTTTGATCCGTGAAAAAACCCTCATTTCTGAGTATCAATTTATTAACAACCATGTGGAAAACACCACTTGGAGCGTATGGCGCT